TGGCACGGTCTACAACCTGACGGTCGAAGGCCATCACACCTTCATCGCCAACAACATCCGCGTCCACAACGCCGGCTTGGGTCTCGGCATCGCTGGTGCTGGCGGCGGAGGCGGTGGCGGCGGTAAAGGCGGCGGTGGTGGCGGTGGCTCCAGCCGCACCCCAACAGAAGCCGACGACTCACTCCAGTCAGTTCAATACGCCAGCGTGCTGGATCTGCTGTGTGAAGGCGAGATTGACGGCATCGAAAACGGCGAAAAGGGTATTTATCTGGAAGGCACTCCAGTCCGCGACGCCGCCAACAACGCCAACTTCGAGGGCTACACAGTTGTCGCCCGCACTGGCACGCAAGCCCAGAGCTATATCAGCAACGCGATTGGCACGGAAAGCGAAGAAAGCGTAAACGTCGAAGTTGTTAATGCAACCCCAATCGTCCGCACCATCACCGATTCCGACGTGGATCGTGTGCGCGTCACGCTGCAAGTGCCATCACTACAAATCATCGAAGATGACGGCGACATTGTTGGCCACAGCGTCCAAGTCCGCATCCAAGTCCAGTACAACGCCGGCGGCTACACAACCGTCGTAGACGACACGATCAGCGGCAAAACCAGCAACCGCTACCAGCGCGATTACATGATCCCGCTGTCTGGTGCGTTCCCCGTTGACATCAAAGTTATTCGCGTCAGCGCCGACGAATCCAGCACCAAACGTCAAAACCAAACCTACTGGTTCAGCTACACCGAAATCATCGACGAAAAGCTGCGTTACCCCAACAGCGCACTTTGTTATCTCCGATTTGATTCCCGCCAGTTCGATTCAATCCCAGCCCGCAAGTATCTGATTCGTGGACAAAAAATCCAACTGCCCAGCAACGCCAGCGTCGATACCACCACGTATTTGGGTCGCGTCACCTATTCCGGCGTCTGGGACGGCACCTTCGGCGCTGCAACGTGGTGTAACGACCCAGCGTGGTGCCTCTGGGATTTGCTCACCAACACCCGTTACGGCGCCAGCATCCCCACCAGCAGCCTGGATCGCTACGACTTCTACGCCATCAGCCAATACTGCAACGCCCTTGTTGACGACGGCAAAAACGGATTCGAACCACGCTTCTCCTGCAACCTACTAATTAACAGCCGCGACGAGGTTTACAACGTCATCCAAGAGATGACCAGCCTGTTCCGTGGCATCGCATACTACGGCGCCGGCTCGCTGGTGCTCCAGCAAGACAAACCGACCGACTCGCAATATCTGCTCGGACAAAGCAATGTTGTTGATGGCATTTTTGTTTACAGCGGCACATCACAAAAAGCCCGCCACAGCGTCGCAACTGTTGCTTGGCAGTCCTACGACACCCTCGGCGAAGTTGAGTACGAGTACGTCGAAGACGCCGACGCCGTAGCCAAATACGGCATCATCAACAAAGACATCAAAGCCCTCGGTTGTTACAGCCAAGGTCAAGCCCATCGCGCTGGTAAGTGGGCGCTACTTAGCGAACAAAACCTGACTGAAACCGTCACGTTCTCGGTGGCTATCGACAGCGGCATCATCCTGCGCCCTGGGATGGTGATTGATGTTGCCGACCCGATGAAGGCTGGTACACGTCGCAGCGGCCGCGTCAGCTCTGCCACCACAACCATCATCACGGTGGATTCCAGCAGCAGCCTGTCCGTCAACCTGGCTAGCAACCCGCGCATTTCGGTGATCCTGCCCAGCGGCAACGTCGAACTCCGCCCGATCCAGTCCATCAGCGACCGCACCATCACGGTCGGCAACCCATTTAGCGAAGCACCCAACGCCAACGCCATCTGGCTAATCCAAACCGACGACATCGAATCCCAGCAATTCCGCGTCCTCAACGTCGCTGAATCGGACGACGGCATCTACGGCGTCACCGCCCTGCAATACAACAGCAACATTTACAACGCGATCGAAAGCGACAACACGCTGACCACCCGCGACATCAGCAACCTGACCGACCCACCCGATGCTGTCAGCAGCATTGACGGCACTGAATATCTATACCAAGACGGCCAGAGCGTTTTTTCCGGCTTCACCCTTAGCTGGATCAGCCCCAAAGATCGCGTCTCCGAATTTCGCGTTAAATACCGCGTCGATAACGACAACTGGCAGCAGGTCAACACCACCTCTCCGTCAATCAAGATCCTCAATACGCACCCTGGAACGCTTTACGTACAAATTCAGGCGTACAACTACGTCAACAAAGGTGGTGCAATAGCCGCCGATCAATTCCAACTTGTCGGCAAAACCGCCGTCCCCGGCAACGTCCAAAACCTGAGCTTTGAGGCCATCAACGCCAACTCCGGTCGCCTGCGCTGGGACGAAACCGTAGACCTTGACGTAAAGGTTGGCGGCAAGATCCACATCCGCCACAGCAACCTGACCGATGGCAGCGCAAGTTGGAGCAACAGCGTTGACCTGATTCCCGCCAAATCGGGCAGCTCCACCGAGGCCATCATCCCGCTGGTGGAAGGTGAGGTGCTGGTCAAGTTCGAGGATGACGGCGGCCGCCAGAGCGCCAGCGAAACCAGCATCATCATCGACCTGCCCGACACGCTGGCACCACTCACGCTGATCAATCGCCGCGAAGATCAAGATGCGCCACCGTTCCAGGGCACACGCACCAACACCTTCTACAGCGAGGAATTTGACGCCCTGACACTGGATGGCTCGGACTTGCTGGATGACGTGCCCAATGTTGATTTGCTGCCCACTTTCGACGTGATGGGTTCGGTGCAATCTTCCGGCAGTTACAACTTCGCCACCACCGTTGATTTCGGCAACACCTTCTCCATCGACTTCAGCCGCTACTTCGTCACCCGTGGCTATTTCCCTAGCGATCTGATCGACAGCCGCCTAGCCGAAGTGGACGACTGGAGCGATTGGGACGGCGGTGTAATCGACTCGGTGAACGCCATCCTCGAACTCCGCAGCACCACCGACAACCCCAGCGGCACGCCGACGTGGAACGCATGGCAGCCGTTCGTCAATGGCACCTTCCGTGGTCGTGGCTTCCAGTTCCGCACCACGCTGACCAGCAACGACGTTGCCGAAAACATCCTCGTCGATGAGCTGGGCTACCTCGCCACCGTCCAACGCCGAACCGAGCAGAGCAACGCCGCAGCGAGCGGCACCACCAACACCGCTGTGACGTTCCCCTATCCGTTCTTCACTGGTACGGCCAGCATCGGCGGTTTGAACGCCTATCTGCCCAGCGTCGGTGTGACGGCACAAAACCTGCAGGCCGGCGATTACTTCCAGATCTCCAACGTGACTGGCACCGGCTTCCAAATCAGCTTTTTCAACTCCGGCGGTAGTCCCGTCACCCGCAACTTCACATGGAGTGCAACCGGATATGGACGGCAGGGCTAAACTTCTTGTATTAAAGGACGCCTGATTCGTGGCTCAGCACGATTACGTCATAGCCAACGGCACAGGGGCAGCAGTCCGTTCTGATTTGAATGGTGCGCTTGGTGCCATCGCCACCAACAACAGCGGCGCCACTGAACCAACCCCCGCCTACGCCTATCAATGGTGGCCTGATACGACCACCGGCCTGCTCAAGATCCGCAATGCCGCGAACTCGGCTTGGGTAACTGTTGGCACGCTGGCCTCAACCAACCTCGGCCTTGCATCTCTGGCTGGTGCAACCTTCACCGGCAACGTAATCCTCGGCACCACCACGGCACTGGAATTGCCGGACGGCACCACCGGCCAACGCCCCGGCTCCCCAGTCAACGGGATGATCCGGTACAACACTACCCTCAACCAGTTCGAGGGCTACAAAGCCAGCGCCTGGGGCGCAATCGGCGGCGGTGCAACTGGCGGATCGTCGGATGACATTTTCTACGAGAACGGGCAGACGGTCACCACCAATTACACTTTGAGCACTGGCAAAAACGCCATGTCGGCCGGACCGATCACGATCAACTCCGGGGTGACCGTTACGGTGCCCTCTGGCGCTTCTTGGGTGGTGGTGTAAGTCATGCCAATCGCAATCAACGGCTCTGGAACAATTACCGGCATCAGCGCAGGCGGCCTGCCCGATGGCGTGATTACCACAGATGACATTGCGGCAGCTGCTATTACCCGCGCCAAGATCGGCTATGCGGGTGCGATTTTGCAGGTGGTGCAAACAGTCAAAACTGATGTTTTTTCCACAAGCACCACCAATTCCTATGTTGACATTACAGGGTTGTCTGCAAGCATCACGCCCAATTCAGCGTCTAACAAAGTCATAATTATTTGCCATCTTGGAACAGTTCAGACTGCCAATAACTCAGGCATAAGATTGGTCCGTGATTCCACGAGTATTTTTGTGGGAGACGCGAGTGGAAGTAGAACTCAAGCTTCCATCGCTGATTTATACAACGCAGCCGAACTAAATGGATTGCCGCATACGATCACCTATGTAGATTCGCCAAGCACAACTTCTTCTGTTACATACAAAACTCAGATTTTTAATTATAACACTGGCACGAGCTACATAAATCAAGGGTCACAAGATTCTAATAATGCAATTTATCGGTTTAGAACGGCTTCCAGCATCATTCTCATGGAGGTAGCAGCATGACCCTCAACCACGAAGCCATCCGTAAGGCTTACCCAGAAGTCGTCACCATCGACGACGGTACTGGAGCCTTCGATGCAGACGGCAACCCCGTCACCCTTGACCAGGCTTGGGTTGATGCAGTCGCGGTCCTTGTCGCCCAAGAGCAGGCGCTGGCAACGGCCAAACGCAACCGCGCTGCCGCCTACGCCGCCGAGTCTGACCCGCTGTTCTTCAAGGCACAGGCTGGCGAAGTTGACCAGGCCGAGTGGCTTGCCAAGCGCGAAGAAATCCGTGCTCGTTTTCCCTATCCCACGGAGGCAAACAAATGACACTCAGACTCGCAGGCAGCACATCTGGCTACACCGAGATCGACGCTCCGGCGGTGGCTGGGTCGAACACCATCGTCCTGCCCAGTGGCAACGGCAGCGCCAACCAACTCCTCAAGAACGGCTCCACTGCTGGCAGCCTTGAGTTCAGCAGCAGCGTCTACATCGACAGCTCGCAGCGCCTGTTAGTTGGCACGTCTTCTGGCGATACCAAGCTCTACGTCTACGACGCAACTGCGCCTCAGATAACGCTAAACAACGGCACCAGCAGCTTCATTGTCGGCAACAACAGCGGGGGGAACAACCACATCCTCTACGGCACCGGCGCCTATCCGATGATGTTTTATACGGATTCGACGGAGCGGATGAGGATTACAAATGGTGGTTACAGCCAATTCAGCACTAACGGAACATATTGGGGAGGAACCAGTAATCATTCGTTTGACCAAACAGTATCAAATAATTGGGCGCTAGGAGTA